GCCAAAACCAATGCGGTAAAAACCTTCATATTTTCTCCTTTGGAAATTCCCTACAATTGTGCTGGGCAAAGTCTTTGAGTTTCTGCACCTGAAACTTCGCTTTCAATTCTTCGAGGCTGTCCGCTTCGAGGTTTTCTGGGTTAAACGTCCAGGCGCATGAATCACAGGCCGCCAGGTTGATTCCATCGATGCGGCGATAGACGAGCTTTCTCAAAAGAACGTACTCAAAACCCAGAAAAATAAGCCAATCCCAATGAACTTCACGCGGTACGGCTCGACAGGCGCAGGCCATCCGAAGCCTGCGATGGCGAACATCACGAGCGCGAGTACGATGAAAATCAGCCTGATCGGTGCATTGTTGTGTTCAGACATTTTTCCCTCCGTTAAAGAACTCTCAGCAGAAGCAAAACCACGATCACGAGAACGACAGGTCCAACGCCGCCCCAGACGCCATAGTGCGAATAGCCAAATCCGCCGCCACCGAGCAAGAGGATCAAAAGCAGGATGATGATTAGTGGGGACAAGGGGTTTCTCCTATAGTAAAATGCGGCTGAACTTCAACAGTCCATTCGAGGTGGACCGATGAAACTCCCCGTGAAAAGACACGAGGTTGTTCAGCCGCTTGATAATTCTTACCGCCTGATCCCACTGACACAAGGACAAAATGCCATTGTCGATGTGGAAGATTTTGAACGCCTCTCGCAATTCAACTGGACGGCCGAGTGGAGTAAAGAGGCCAGAACCTTCTATGCCTTCCGACAGGTGGATGGAAAAAGTCTCAGAATGCACACGTTCATTATGGGAGTTCTTCACGTAGATCACCGCAACCATGAGGGCCTGGACAATCGAAAACAGAACTTGCGCAAATGTTCCGGCTCCCAAAATCAGGCCAACCTCCGGAAAAGTACCAGGAACAAAAGTGGATTTAAAGGTGTGAGCTGGAATACAAGTAGGAAACAATGGGTTGCCCAACTTCAGTGCAGGGGAAAACATTACTGGCTCGGTCTCTTTAATACTAAGGAAGAAGCTGCACGTGCCTACGACGAAGCTGCTAAAATTCATCATGGCGAGTTTGCAGTCCTCAACTTCCTTTAGTGTCCTTCGGTGATGGTATTTCAGGCCCTGGAATCGTCGGTGCTTTCGGATTTTGGTACCCAAGGTTTGTCGTGGAAGCCTGTGCACGTGGCAGGTTTGCCGCTAGACCATTAAAGAATTTGAAGCAGAAACGGTAGAACGCACCGCTTTGGTTCGTCGGCATTTCGAGCGAGCTGATGAACACCGAGAAGACGTAATATGCGGTCATCGACACAGCGGTCGGATGAGCGACGACCCATTGAGATAGAGATTGGATTAGAGGATTCATAGTTAGTTGCTCAAAATCGGAGAAATGTTGTAGCTGACTGCGAAGTTCGTTGGCGGCGTAGTGCAAGCAGAAGCCGCTCCCGCGTCATACTTGACCGTGATTGTCGTGTTGGGCTTGAAAATGGTCGTGCCTACACCTGTACTCGTATCTACGGAACTATCCCAGGAACTTTTAGCCGTGGTGAGTGTCAGCGTTTCAGACACAGTGCCGTTTGAAATGGTGATGATCGGGGCCACTGTGCAGGCAGTTGTGACCTGAGAGCTTGCCGTAATGCGGGTAATGTTCGTTGGATTCTGGGCTGCGAAATTGCATATGTTATACGTTGTGGCGTTCACGATAGGCGTGATCGTGACGTAGCAGGTATTGGGAATCGGGTTGTTTAGAAGCGCCTTCGGAAGCGTTCCCGTATATGTCTGCATGTTGCGACAGAAGGCGAAGCCACCCGCCCCAATCGCACCTATGTTTGATGCAATCGTTGTGTATGTCAGCGTGGTTGCTGTGACCGCCGTAATTCCGCTTGTAGCCCCAGCTGGATAATAGCCGTTGTATCCTGCGGTTGTTCCTGAAACGAGCAAGGCATCGCCAACGGAGCAATTCGCATTTACGGCGGCCGTATTGTTAGTCAGTGTTAGGACTGCTGTCGTGCCAGTGGATGTTCCGCTAGCGATCTGGAACATGTTCTCGCATGAGTTTCCGCCGTTATCGTTAAAGATTCCATTATTGGTAATGCACTTCCCTGTGCCAGTACCAAAAAATCGGAAGTCGGATGCCTGTACAACGCCACCAGTAGCTACTGTAAGTCCGTTGAGGTTTGAGTCCTGAGCAAACACGCCAGCGATGCCACTTACTAGATGGACATATGAATTTGCATCCACGGAAATAGCCGCACCACCGCTGCCGGAAAAAAATCCACCGCCAAGCCAAACGTCCCGCGAATTCACAACCTGCGTACAAGGCCCACCGACACATTCATCAACAAGCCCCTTAAGCCAGCTAAATCCCTCTCCCGTTCCACCGCCATTCACGCCGGAGATTAGTAGATTTCCTCCCGATCCGTTATTATTCGAGGAAACAGTCTCATACAACTCTCCGGTGCAGCCCTGACAGACGATGCCCGTACCGCTATTTGCGACAACAGTTATCTTGTTTCCGTAATCCTGCCCAGCCAAATAAAGGGCCTGGCTTACGCCGAATCTCTGAATCGTGACATTTCTAATCCAAGCCGGACCACCCCCCATGATCAATACGAGGTTTGCCGTAGTTTGATTGCCTTGCGCGCCATCCAGGGTGATATCTTCCATCAAGATCTCGCGCGCGTTGCCGTTGAATTGAATGAGTTGAGCGGCAGTCTCCCCGGTATTAAAATAAATTTTGCTTTGGTCTATACCATCCCCACGGATGGCAAATCCACTTCTTGAGGAAGACGGAGCCACGTTAATCGCGGTGGATGATAGATTGTAGTTTCCGGCAGGAAAGTAAAGTGTCGGCGCAGAGCTTGTAATCCCTAAATTTCCCGAATTGAAAACGTTAGTCATCTGTGCAATTGCAGCCGCTAAAGCGGCAGCGACCGCCGCATCGTCCGGCGTACCCCAAACAGCAACGCAGGTTCCGGCTCCAACGGCAGATACGGAAAGGACAATCGTAGTTGCGTTCGTGACGCTGGCAATTGTTGTAGCCGGTGCAACTACCGTCGTAAAATTGGCGGCGCAAGAAATACGTTTTCCAACATCGGCCTGCGTGAATGCGCAGTCGGTGCAAGTGAATCCAGTTCCGCCCGTTGCAGTGGCGTTTAGGCTCGATTGCGAGTTCCCCACCGCCCCATAATTTTTGACGTTGAAAACCGGCCCCGGCCCTGACGTGGCGGCTGGAAGTGGGCTATTAGCTGCTGCGCCGCCCGCACCTGCTGGCCCTGCTGGCCCCTGCAATCCAGTGTTCAGAGTGACATTGATCGTCGCCACGATGGTTCCGCTCGTATAAGCCGAGACGTAAATGCACAGATCCGTGAGCCCGTTTACGGCTATCGAAGTGATGCCCGGCGAAGTCGCGCTGCCTTCATTTGTCGGCCAAGTCGTCTGATTATCGGCAGAAGCCTGAAATTGCACGGTTCCTGAATACGTGCCCGAAGTAGTGAACGAGGCTCCATCCGCGTTGTTTGGCAAGTGCACTCGCAGTACCGCAGTGTTATTGGCGACCGAGCAGCTTGCCGCCGAGGCAGTTAGGTTGGCTGTGGCGAAGGTTTGCGGGTTCCCGACCTGCCCGCGCCCGGCTGTAGCACCTAACAGGCACAACACGCAGAGGGCCATCCGTAACGCTGTCTTCATTTGTTTACTTGTCATTTAGTTTCCATTTCCAGTACCTTTGTACTATTACGTCAATATAACCGCTTTGTTATCCTGTGAGTATGAAAGCCACCACACTGATTCTTCTGCTGCTGTTCATGGGTCTGACCGCACATGCTCAGGGCATTTCTCCTGCCCGCGCCAAGTTCCAGGCGGCTGATCGAGGACTTGTTCCGACTGGCTACTACGTGATCATTGCCGATGAGCAAGCATGGAAAGAACTGAAGCGCGGCTGGCACGCAGAATCCGACGCAGCCTTTACGAACCTCGCGGCACACAAGATCGTGCTTCGTGAATCCTACGTACTTTCTGCTTCTCCCGAAATTCTGCGGCACGTTCTGGCTCATGAATGTGGGCATATCCGCACTGGATCTTCGAGTGAAGTGATGGCTGAAAGCTGGGCGCGAGAACACATCTAGTTTTTATTGCAGTATTGCGTTTACCATGCCGATGGTTGGATATGTCGTGCAGGCGGCCGCCCCATTGGTGACGCCTACGCCAAGCGCGTGTCCTGCCGTTGTCGCAACACTCAGTGCGCCGCTATCGACCCAGCCAAGGGCTTGACCATTTGTAATTGTCAAAGAAGTTAAAAGCGTAGAAGAGGTAACGTCATAGACCCCGACAACCGCATTGTTAGCGCAACCAGACGGGCTAATCATCAAGTTGTATGCGAGTCTGGTGATGGTGTGGGGATTCGCAAAGTTCATCCTCACGCAACCGCTGACTCCAGTCTGTAGACATACATTCTGATTGGCCGACCCAGCATTGAATGCATTGCCTGACCCGCCCCAGCCGAAAACCGTCTCTGCAACGACGTTGCACGAACTATTGATCGTGCAGGTTATCCCATTAATTGTGATCGTTGCCCCGCTACCCACAACGGTCGCGCTGGCCGGTGCCATCGCGGTGACCTGTGTTCCGTTGATCTTGAGGGTGTTTCCTCCGTTCGTATCAAACGTTTTGAATTGCAGTATGTCCGTGGTATTCGCGCCGACTACGTTATCCGCAGCGCCGCCATTGTTCGACATCTTCCATCTGTGACTGGAGTTGTCGGCCCAGAGAAGGTCAAATCCAGCCGAGGCAGTTGGCGCTCCGACTTCTGGAAATACTACCGATCCGCCATCCCAAGTCAGCAAATCGTTGACATTTTTGTGCAAGCAAATATTTCCACTGTTTGCAGCGTTGCGCCAGCATGGCCCTGAATCGCCGGACGCGAGACGCAGGATGCCCGTTGTCGCTGGATTTGAACTTGCCGTGATGAATGGACTCGTCGCGGAGCCGCCACCGCCACCACCATTGAAGCCGGGTATGTTATCCACAGTAAAAAGCGTGTTACCTCCAGCGCAAACAGGACCATCCGTAGCGCTTGCGCAACCAACTATCTTGTACGAAATATTCAACAGCCAAATTCCGCCGCTTGTCGGTCGTCCTGCAGAGTTCAGCGGAATCGGATTCGCGTTGAGGACCGTACCTGACGCGTCCGTGTATGTCTGCGCGCTCGTGGTTGTCCCAGCCGCATAAAAATAAACTGAACCACTCGAAAGGGGCGCGCCGGTGTTTGAAAGGAATTGCGGATCGGCGATGCCCATGAAGGGTTGGACAATCTGAGCATGAGAGACGCAAGGCAGCAGGAAAAGTGCTATGATTGCGGCAAATGCTAAAGCGCGTATGGTTCTCATTTTCAATCTTTTGGTGTTACGGTTACGTGTTAATTCGCTTTCGGGCTTTGCATGTAACTCTGCTTGATGCGGTATGGATGTTCTTGCCATTGATCCTCACTCTAGCTATCGGTCGCCTTAGCGGCCCTGTTCAGCCGTCGCGCTTATCCCCGTCGCCCCGGAAAGAGCGCGAAGACTCAACATTTTCGGAGACAGTGAAGAATAGCTTGCAGGCGCCGGGCGGGTCGGAGACACGAAACTATTTGGAGCACGGGGCATTGAAGCCTGGGCGGCCGCCTCGCCCCTAACCCAACTTGCCGGATTCCAGCCCAGTTGTTCTTTCGATATGAGCAAACGCCCAGACCCAGAAGAATTCGCTTCCAGGTTAAGACGCCTTCCCATTTCTGCTCTGGTATAAAGTTCCTTAGTCGCATCGGGACCGAAAAGTTGCTGCAGAAAACTGTCGGGATAACCGGCCAAGGTGTTTCCGGTAGCCCTGAAACCTTTACCAGCAATATCGCGTACGACCTGAGATTGAATTGGCGCGAGGTCGATCTTCTCCGCTTTCAACTTTTGGATTACGTCCGCTGATTTACCGCCCACAATCGAGTTGTAGGCTTGCTTGGAATCTGAAGTTTGCAGCAGCTTGTTTAGGGGTTCACCTGGAGTATCGAACTTCGATTTGAGTGCAGACCATTGCGAGCTTGCATCACGGAAGGATTGCTCGAACGGAGTTCCTTTCGCCGCTGACATCATGGCATCGTCAGGAATCTGCGAGGCCATCTTGTAAATTCCCTTTGCGGCATCTGGGATCGTCCCGCTGTAATCATTGGCCTTCTCCCAGAATTCTGTTCGTAGGTTGCGCGCGCTTTGGACAGAAGAATTCGGCCCAAGTCTAGGATCATTTATTTTGCTTTCGATGTCCTTCAGAGCTGCTTCAACCGCAGGACTTTTATATTCGGGCTGCGTCACGGCGGCCCCCGGCTGACGAACCATGCGCTGCGAGTCTACGAACTTTTGTAGCGGAGTTTTAACATCCACGGCAATATTCGCCTGATCAATTCCCGCTTGCTTGTAAGCGATGTTGGCATTGTCCTTCGCGACTTCGAGGGCTACCTTCGCGCTTGTTTTCAAAGCATCGCCAGCGGATTCAGGAGAATTTCCGAGCGCGTACGGATCATGCCGCCGAGCAAAATTCTCAATTCCCTGCTCCAGTTTTCCTCTATTCAGTTCGAGGGAATCTTGGAACGGCTTCCCTCCTGGTGTTAGCGTCTGTTCACCCTGCGCCTGAATCATTTGCGCTACCTTGTCTTTGCTGAACTGTGCAGGAGTCAAATCAATTCCATCTGCTTCCGCTAGTTTCATGACATCAAGATTGGAAACTGCTCGGGCCGGAGCAAAGCTGGAACCGGCTGGCAACTGTGCTGCTTCTTGCGGTGTTTGCATGGCGCCCGTCAGCCGATGCAACGTGTTTCGATTCGCTTTCCACGTTTCTTGTATGGGAGTATTGCGTGTGCCATAGGCTCCGCCCGTCACGGTAGCGCCACCCGTCGCTTCTGCTGCGGATGAAAGAACCCCTTGCATCGCATCGGGATTGCCTTTTATGGCTCCAGGCGTGTTTTCTGCTACGCCAAGCGCGCCATGAGCTATGAGAGCTGGCCCCATAACTTCAGGGGCTACTGCAGTCGCAACGCCGGTAGCTATGCCAGTCGGCGAAAGTGCGCCAGCGGCCATATTGGAGGCGTCTCTTCCAGAACCGAGCAGGAATGATTTTAGGTAGTCAGTTTTGGGGACTCCCTTGCCTTTTGCCGCATCGGAAAGCATTTGATCCGCTAGTTTGTCGTGCGCTTCTCCTGCGACGTTTCCAAGAGCCTCGAACGGTAATTGCAGGGCACGGAAAGGACTCTCTTGGATCTGCTTGCTTAGCGGATCAACCAAATCACCTTTACGAGTCTGGGCGGAAACCTGTCCCGTAAATTGATCGGGCTTCTGAAATTCCATCTGCTCTTTTGGTCTGAAGCCAGGAGGAAGTGCATCCGGCGTGACTTGCGTGAATCCGGCAGGAGCGTCGCTCATTTTGTGACTACAACCCAATTCTTAGGATCAGTCTTATCACCTGATCCCTTGTATTTGTACGGTTTACCGTCTGGGCCTATGTGCGTGGCTTCGGCAGGAATTGCGGCAGGTTGCGCGCCGCCGCCGATGACCTTATCCAGCGTCGTGACGTTACCGTTTTTGTCCATTGCGGGCGTCTGTGCGGGCGTTAATCCATGCCCTTGGGCTATCAGGGCGCTGCTTGTCAAAGCCTTCGTGTGTGCGGCATCCAGAACCACATCCATCAATTGCTGGCCTTCTTCGGCAAGCCTTGGAGTGAGCTTTCCAGTCGCGGACTTTGTTGCCCAAGCGTTCCACCGCTCGGCCCATCCACCAGGCGCTCCCGCAGCCATCGCTTCTTGTGGCGAAATGCGACTGATTCCCGCAGCGTGATTGACGCCAAGAACCTCCATCGTGGGAACCATTGACGTGAGCAAACCGTTACCGTCTGCCCCGGCTACAATTGATGCCTTTGTTTGTTTCGCTTGCGCGAGCGCTCCCGCGAAACCGTGTGCCGGGTCGGTCCAAATCTTTTCATTCGCAGTGAGGCCGGCATCTCCAAATTTGTTTCCAACCATCGCTTTAGTCTGGGCGAGAGAATCCGCATGCATTTGCTCGGCCTTGTCCGTGGCATCGGCGCGAGCGACTATCGCGTTCAATTCCGGTACGGTTCTCGCGGTTTTGGCTTCCGCCGTGTAGGCATTTTTCTGTTCAGGCTTGAGGGCCGCGAAGGAAGGAATTGTTTGCTTCGTGAACGTGTCGAGCTGATCTTTAGTCGGCGGAGCCACTTCGAGACCAGCCTTCATATTCTCCGCTTGCGCCTTGTGGTAATCGAACAGTTTTCCGGTAAAGCCCATGACTCCGAGCATTGCGGGAAGATGCGTCAGATCGGCGCTTTGCAGTAGTTGTGTATCGACCGGATCAAGTCCAGGCAAAGGACTGGCAGCGAGCTTTTGTTTTATTGCGTTCAGCGCTGTCGCTGCCTCCGGGCCTTTCATGTCCACAATAGGCGCAAGCATGTTGAATAACTGATCGTGAGAATCTTTATAGTTTGAAAGCTGGTCCTTCGTCATCATGGCTGCGTTTTTTGATAATTCCGTGAAGGATGAAGCCGTCGATATTGCATCTTTAGGAAGGACGCCGCGCGATACCAGGCCCTTAATCATCGCGTCAGGATCAAAGGCTTGATCGCTAGATGTAGACTTTCCGACGGCTCCTGTGACGTTGCCGGTGAATTCAGGGTCGGTCCACGCCTTCATCATGGACTGCTGCGATTTCAGTTCTAATTCTCGCTGCTGGTTTTCAAGTGTCGAGGCTTGCACGCCCTGTTGCGCTTGCTGAACCTGCAGCGGCGCCATCTGCCGCTGCTGTGAGAGGCGCTGCTGCTGTTCCTGAAGCTGTAATGGCTGAAGCTGCTGCTCGCCCATCAAGCTTTTGAGCGACAGCATTTTACCCATTTGTGCAAGCGGGTCTTGCGCCTGCGGGACGGCTACATTGTAATTGGCTGGTCCTGAAGGAATGGAGATCATTGGTATGTCGTATTCGCCATTGAGTCTTGCAGGGATTGCGTTGATCCGTACCCGCCCGATGAGCTACTCGACGGGATGAGGTTCTTCATGAGCATCATGTTTTGCAAGCTGTTCGTGATTCCTGGGATGATGCTGCCGTAAGCGTTCGCCGTCCCAATTGTGCCACCCGCCCTCGCCGCCCCTTGCGCGTTGTACAGGCTGGCAATATCCCCGCCCGCGCTCGATGTGATGTTCCCGGCATTCTGCGCGCCCATTTGCGCGAGTGAGCCCATCGTGTTCGCGGCATTCTGGCCCGTATTGGACAGGCCCATGAGCCGGTTGTACGTGTTGTTTTGGTTGTTCTGAAACGTGTTATAGGCGCTCTGGTACTGGCTTTGAGCATTATTGAAGACATTCTGATAATTTGTCGAAGCAACACCCTGCGCATAATTATTTAGGTCGCCGAGTGTCTGCCCGGAAAGTAGTCCGCCGCGCGCCGCGGCTGAATTCTGCAGGGCTTGCTCGCCTTGCTGCAATTGGAACTGATACCCAGGAGTCTGCGCGGCTTGTTCTGCAGTCGGAGCTGTGAATTGCTGCGTCCACGGAGTGAGCAGTCCTTGCCCCGGAGTGCCGGTTAGCTGATTAAGGTTTGAGGTCGCTTGCGTGCCAGCTTGCAGGTACGGTTGAAGATTCCCAAGGCTTGTATCGGTAGCGTTCTGCTGGTAGCCGAGCGCCTGCTTTTCAGAGCCTTGGATTACGCCCTGGGCTTTTTGTTCCGCTTCGATCTGCTGTTGCGCGGCTTTCTTGGCAGCGCCACCGCCAAACAGTCCGCCGAAGATTGAACCCAGGCCGCTAACAATTCCGGTTGTGAGCATCCCACCGGCAGGCATTTAGTTTTCTCCTCGAAAGATGGCGACCTGAATCATGTCAAGTGGCACTCCATTGCGAAGCGTGTGCCGTCTGAAATAGCTTTCACGCACAGCACCAAGGTCAGTGAGGAAGCGATCTATCTTGAAATTGTCGGCAAAGTAGGACGCGCAGACTTTCTCCACGCCTGAATCGAAGATGTCCTTCAGGATCAAGCGCAGCGCGTCGCGCTTCTCTTCGCGTGTACAGCAGCCTTTCGCAAAGCAGATGCCGTGAAATGTTCCCATCCGCGATGTGATTGGCAGATAGGCCACGATTCCGCACAAGCGATCCTGCCTCGACGAGATGGCCCAGGTCTTTTCGACCTTCATCCGAATCCGCATCTCAGACAGGAACGCACGGAAATCTTGTGGGCCATAGTCATCGAAGTTTGCTGACGGGAACTCATTCATCCATTGCCACACGAGATGGAACTTGTCCGGCGGAAATGGGCTGCTAACTTCGATGGCTCGGCCCACAATGGGAAGCGCTAAAACTGACATCAGAATTCGGTCACCGTCATTGTCGGAGGATTTTCCACGCTGCTCACGAGGGTCGCTTGGTTGGCAGCGTTCAGAGTCTCTAGCGTCAGGTAATAGGAATACTGCGTATTTTTTTGCAACGGTTGGTCCAGCAGCGCAAAAGGCAACAATAGAGTGCCTGCGGCCGTTGGGTCTGGACCACCGACCGCCGTAATCTCTACATCTCCCGCATTTGGTGGATTGCCTGCGGTTGGGATAGTTCCGGTAGTGCGAAAGAGTCGTGCGAAAACTCCCACGCCAGCCGCCGCATTCACTAAATATACATTAGCGATTGCAATCAGAAGCCTGCCGCGTGATGCCAGCGGGGCTTTCACGCCAAATCCTGTCGAGACTTTGCTAATAGAGTTTGTGCCGACGGTAAGCGCAAGCTGTGCCATCGCCGTCTGCAGCGAAATAAACCGAGCAAGCCACCCGGCCCAAGGCGGAGTGAGATTCCCTTTCGCATCAACAATCGGAGCTTCAAACGGCGGGCGATCAATCGCGACAAGACTCATGTGACCTTAGCGAACTGCTTGGCAAGCCTTTCCTGTGCTTCTTGCGTGCCGTTGTAGTAGGCGTCGGCAATCTTCCAAAAAATGGGATCAGAAACGGTTACTTTCGGCGTGAAACTACGCCATTTTCCGAGCCTGCGATCCACTGCGCGTATGCGATAGTTTCCTGCCTGACCGCATGCGATCATGCGTTGATTGCCCCACGTTTTGCCGAAATCGCCGCTGTATTGGAACATCATGTACGGATCCCGCGGATTTCCGAGTGCATCGGTGAGTGCGGGAATCGGCCCAAGCCCCGTTTCTACATCGACCTGAAATTCGTTGATGAAAATCCACTGCGACTCTTTGGATATGGTAGGCCCGATGCGCGTGCGAATGATGGCTGCGCCGTTGTCGGTGAGATATGAGGAGTTCATCGCATAAACCTTGCCACTCGTGCGGTCTCCGACAAGATGTAATCCGAAATTGTAACTATGGCAGCGGGAAAGATGAGCGCTTGGCGCCCCAGCAATAAGCGAACTGCGCTGATGCCAAAGCCCTAAGTCCGTATCGAGTGTCCACGTTGCATTCGCTGCCCGAAACCACAGGTGATAGAAATTGTGCCCCTCTTCGCGCGTGCCCCAGCCAACAGCGTCGGTAATGCCCACTTTTTGCGATTGCATCCAATATTCAAAACCATGATCGGAAACGCGTTGCGGCATGAATCCGTTGGCTCGAACCACAACAGATTCGCCGCGCTCGTCTCCTGCCAGCCAATAGATTGTGTTGTTCACCCGCGCCGGTGAGAATTGCGCGAGAATGCCCATTTCGACAAATCCGCCATTGACTACATCGAAGGGAAACAGCGCGCCACCCGAAGTGTAGTAAGCGACGGCCCGCTTACCTCCAAACACCCATAGAAAGCGATGATCGGAAATGATGGATAGCAGCGCGTCGGAATAGACAGAGACATTCGAGACAGACAAGCCTGACCATGTGGTTGCGTCTTCCACCTGCGAGGCTTGAAACGTGTTGCCAGCGGTCAGAGCGACAAAGAAGCCATCCTGAAACTCGACCATGAGCACATTGACGGGAGCTCCGGTAATGGCCTTGAAGGTATTTGACGCAAGACTGAATACGGTGAGTGAACCGCCGCTAGCGATGGCGAGTTGCCCTGGATACTGCCCTGAGTCCGTGCCGCCCGCAACCATGACGGCAGGGTTGCCATCGTCCACGATGTTGTTGTTTGCAGTGCCAGGATTGCCGCCATAATCTGTGACTACCCCGCCAGCACCAAGCTCATAAAGGTGAGTTCCGCTCACCTTGAATGTTCTGCCATTGATTACGTAACTGCCTCTCACGGATGGCCCGATCAAAGTGGCATAAAGTGAAAGTCCAGGCGTGGGAAGTAAAATCATGGATGTGCGCGAACCGGGATTTTCCGTGGCTTCTGGATAAAAATTAATACTGCTCTGCAAGTCAGCAAGCGGAATCTCGCTCTGATAACTGCCTCCACAGAACCCAAAGCGGGGCATCTAGTTGTGACTCCTATTGCTGCCGCCGGAATATATGTTCCCTGTTCCGCCCCTACTCAACAGCGCTTCGTCCACAGTTGCCGTTTTGATTGGTGCGTTGAAGCTTTCTAGGCGCGCTTTTGACTGGCTTGCAATCTTCATTACGAGAGGAAGTTTTTGTGGATCGCCGGGAAATTCAGCCGCGAGGCGCACGGCTAAATTAAAACGAATTGCTTCCGCATATGCCGGCGGAAATGAAATTTTGGTTACAAGATCGGCAAACTGAGTGAGCGCGCTCCATGAGTAGAAGGCAATCGGGTTCGCCTGCGTTGGTATCGGCCAGAACGAAAGCGTCAGGTCGGGATAGCCTTGATCGTTGTAACAAACTTCTGGAATGAGTGACGGTACGCTTTTCGCCGCAATTCTCTGCCATTCCACATCGTCGGCCATGTAGAGATCTTTTTCGACGGGCGTTGAACTGCTGGCAGTAAAAATCACCGAGACTCGTTCGAGACGTGGAGGCCGAGGCATGTAGAAATCCTCCGCGCCAGTCGCCTGTCCGAGAAGATACGCTTGCTTGCCTGCCACGAGTGACAATGGGAGATCGTTTGAATCGTCAATGTCCCGCACTATGTTCGGAATGCTGAGACGTTCGGCGGCCCAGGCATCAAGCATCTGATTCGCGATCATTAAAGCATCGCTAGCTTCCGAGGCTGTTGGCACTTCTCCCGACTGAAGTGATCCAACAAGACGCAGTGCCGACGAGATAATGTCGAGCGGCGCTTGCTGGATCAGGGAAGGAACGGGAGGCGTTGGCACCTAAGCGCTCTTGGCCTTCTTCGGCTTTTGCGCTTCTACAGGCACCGCCTGTGGTTCAAGCGGTTCTATTGGAGCGTGCTCGGCTAGCCAAGCATCTTCCTCAGCTTTGTTCGAGACAAGGCTTGCCGTAATGGCTTCTTCCCACTCTTTTACCGCAACCTGGTGCTCGGCATCGGTTTTGTATGCTTTGCGGATCGGCTGCGCCGAGCGGTCCATGTATTTCGGGTAGGCTTGGTGCTTGTAGCCGTCGAGTGGAACATACTGCCGAACGCCGTCTATCACCACATATTCATGCGGGCCGCGACGTATTTTCTCCTGTACCGCAGGGTCTTTCATGTCGAATCTTGGTCCTGCTGCCATGTCGTTTCTCCTTTTTTCTGAAGAAAAGGGCTCTTGAGCGAGCCCGATTCTCTTTTACTTGACGACCGAGCCTGCTTCGGTGAGTTTTGGTGTGGTGGCGGGCGGTGCCTGCACAGGTGGCACAGGCGGCGTAGCGGGTTTGGCGCGATAGGCGTCATGCTCTTCTTTGCTGAACACGACGACTGGATTGACAGGATCGGTGTTGTCAACGACGAGTGGATACTCTTTGCGTTCATAGCCGGGCACAGCCACGTAGCCCTTCTCGCTATCATGAACATGTGGCCCCGTGACAATCTGTTCATGCGCATCGAATGGAACCGGCTTGATTTCCACAGTTCCATCGAGATTTTGCACAACACTTCCGCCGTCCGGGCTCCACGTTCCCGGCCCAACTCCAGCAGGAACGCTTTGCTTCCAATCCATGCCTGGAGCGTCTTCGAGGAGACGCAGATTGACCAGCGTGCCACTCACAACGCGAACGATGACAGCCGGGCAGTCGGCTTTCTTCGTGTCTTCATACTTGTACACAACGATTTGACCGAGTTTGGGCTTCGCAATTGCACTCAGAGCGACTACCGGCTTCGCGGCCGGAATCGCCACTGCTTCTTCGGGTACAACGACCTTCGGTGCTGTTGCCATAATTTTCCTCCCTTTGAAGTGAAGCGAGGCCCGCTCGAAAGCAGGCCCCGGAAAGTGTGATTAGGTGAGTGACGAAGGAACCCACTTCGACAAGCTGGACGACCATGTAAACGTGAAGGTATGTCCCGCCGTGCCGGTTCCCGCTGTCATAATGTTTCCAGCCGCTGTCCACGTCCATGTGGATCCCGCGGCCGAAATCACCGTGAAGGAACAACCGCCGACGGCCGTAGCATTGCAGCCGACCGGTTGCGTCCAGTTCACGATTGCCGCTGAACCGCTCACGACAAATAGCGGACCGGTAGGCAAATTGGCGCCAGCCCCAGAAACCACCGAAGCAGTTTGCGCGGAGGAATCAATCGCCCAAGGATTCTGAAACCCCGGTACCCATGTGCCTGTGAGTGAGGAGCACAGCCACTGCGCCCCTGTCAGCACATTGACCCACGGAGTTGCGGGTGTATTGGCCGCAGTACAAGCACCGCCAAGCGGAGGGTCTTGGTTAAAGAACCCGTTTGGCATGGGGTTCCCGCCGTTGGCCGTGTTGTAAACCGGCGCGACAAGTACCATGTCTCCATTCGGATGCGGACTGGCCTGGGTGCCCAGGTATCCGCGCAATCCGCAAGTTATTTTGCTTGTGGTGTTGACGGTGAGTACCCCGAAGGCTTCACGGCCAACATAGAAGACGCTTACCGGAGTTCCAGGCAGCGTAGGTGCACTGATGCCTGTTACGGAGGCAAGCGTCATGCAGTTGTCGATTGTCGGTGAGGTTCCAGCATATAGTGCTGGTCCGTTCACCGACGAGGCGAGAGTGGTCATGGTAAGCGCGGTCTGAGCTTGCGAAATTCCACAGAAAGCCAAGACCGCAGCGAGGGTGAGAATTGCTTTTTTGATGTGTTGGATGTTCATGTTTTTCTCCTTAGCTCGCAATTCTGCAAGCCCCCTGCGGATATTTTGTGAGCCAGCCACCCAGGACATCGAGCCTCAACAGCAGCCGGTCTGTGTTGATGTCGGGCTGACCCCAAGTGCGGATCGCGAGGCCAAGTTCCTTGTCTGCCGCCATCTCCATGATGTGTTGGTTTTCGTACGTTTCAAGGTCCGCGCACGCAAACGTGAACGCTTCAGGGTGGAAAGCAAGCCCACGTACCGACTGCACAGCGGTTGCACCGTTGACGGTAATCGCTGCGCCGTTTGCCGGTGAAACATCAACAGTCTGATACGGACCAGCAAGGACAATGCCGTCGCCATCGACACAGCCAATCGGGATGGTTGCGTTACCGGCACCATCGGAAGTGACGTTTGCGGTCACAACAAATTGCCGCAAGTCCCCTGTCGATTGCCGAGTTAGTGGATTGATGCGATGCACGCCGGCGAAGGTGATGATGTCGCCGACGCGTAGCAGGTTTACGATGCTGTTCGACCAAGTGTTTGTGATGATTGAACTGCCGACTTGCCCAGCGCCATTCACGACTCCCGCCCCGCCCTGCGTCCCGGTTGTAAACACGGGAGCGTTTTGGGTCATGAACCATGAAAAGCCGAGGCCCTTGGCGACCAGGCCCTTGAAGTAATCTTCCTTGCCGCCTTCTCCTGGAGCGAGTGAGCGCATGAAGCCGATGCTGGCCGTTCCCGCAGCGTTCGCGATCAAGCCTTGCAGTGCCGGAAAGATAATGCGCTGCATTTTTGGGCTGATGTGCACGGTCAAATCATCTTCATCAATCGGAAAACCCTCATCCGCCAAGATCTGCAGGGCGTTTAGATACGTGTCCGCAGTGTTGGGGGTGGTTCCAGGCGTTCCGACTTCCGCTGGTACATCGACAAAACGCTGCATGCCGTCATAGTCGATGTCGTTGGCGATTTGCACGATGGCTGGCTTCGTGACGCGATTTGTAAAATCATCAAGCGACAAAGCCATATCCGAAGAAGTGAATCCGCGTGCTTGCTGGTACTGCTTGTTCAGGATTAACGGAACGGATCTTTCCATGTAGTCCTGAAGCTGAATGCCTTGCCCTGCGGTGCTGACGGCTCGGGCGGGTTTTCGAATATTCAGCAAATAGCCGATCTTCGCTCCTGCACGCCCAAACTTATCGTCATACTCTCTTGAAACCTTTTTCGTGAAGGAGATGGAGTTTTCGAGAACCATGAGGTTCTTGTAACTGATCTCCTGATTGGTCAGTAAAACGTTGGACATAGATTAGTCTCCTGTTTTATCTCCCCATGCGCTGCGCGGCCTTGAAGGCTTTGTAATTTCCTTTTTCTGCCGCTGCGCGAGATGTGAGAGGCGATGTGGTAGCCGCAGTCGATACCGGCCTTACCGGGGCAGGTACCTTGGGCTTTGGTTTGAGGTTTGCTCCACCGTTAGCATCGCTGGTTGATGGCGAGCCAGTCTTCAGCCTCGATGAGAGGCGACCAACTTCCATAACGGCAGAGAGTGGCGACATCTCCGCTAGCTTTCGCGCGTAATCAGGATGCTTGCCAAGGTAGTAAGCCACCTCAGCGCCGTTTTCCTGTTCTACGATTGCCAGCGTCACTGCTTGGTGCATGGGAATATCCTGGTTAACGACTTCTTCCCAGTCGTCGTGCTCTTCCTTGAATTCCTCGACCTGGGAGCGATAGTTGTTTTGAATTTCCGTGAGGCGCTCGCGTTCCGCGCGTTCGGCATTTTCGCGTTGCTCTTTCGTCGCGCGCGTCTTGTAGCCCCAATCAAGCAAAGCGTCTTCGTATTCCTGGTCGGTTTGGTAGTCCGCGCGTGCCGGGCGCGGGTTCTCATCTTTCTTTTCGGGTTTGGCCTTGCCTTCAAGAGCATCGAGACGCTGCTTCAGTTCGGCGTTTTCTTTTGCGAGCTTGTCAGTTGCGCGTTGAATCTTGCGCTGCGTGCGCGTGAGTTTTGGTTGGGGCTGTCGTCCCTGTTCATCTTCCTCGTCTTCGGACTCCTCGGCCTTTTTGGTAGCAGCCTTACCCTCTTGAGCTTCCTGCCATTCGGTGTGGGCGGCTTCAAATTCTTCCTCGGTGGCGAACGTATCGCGTTCGGGCTCGGCTGCCGGTTCCGGCTTGTCGATTTCGTAGCCGTTCTTTTCGAGCACATCCTGAATGTCTTTGTCTGTGGCCCCTATGCTTCCTGACTTCATTACGATTCCTGTTGGCATGTTTCCTCCGTTAAATTGGCTTCACCGGGGCGGTAGGCGCCGCCGGCGTGATGGGCTGTACCTTTGGTTCAACGCTTCCGGGAAGTTCTGGGGTCTGCGGCGCATCGCCTGCTTCGTCCTCAACGGTCATCGACTCATGCAGGAGTTGCATCCGGTGACTGATGGTGTCGAGTTCGGCTTGCATGGCTGCCTTGCCAGCCTCGGCATTCGATTTAATCAGCGCTTCGATCATTCCGGCCTGCGCCTGTATGTTCGCGACGCGCTCACGAGATTCCAGTTCAAGGCGCTTCGTGCGAATCGTGTCTGTCGCCCGCGCTAATTCCGCAACCATTTGGTTATGCTGTTGACCAAGTTGCTGGAGTTGCGCTTGCAGCGTGGCGAGCTGGTTCTGTGGGTCGGTATCGTCCTGATCGGCAAGCCCTGGAGGCAATGCTTTCTTCAATCGGTTAGCCAGCGCCTCTGATCCAGGCCAGTCCATGCTCTTAACCATCAAATCACCGATGATCATGAACAATTCAGGCTTGGCAGTAACAAGGCTCATCATCGCTTTCGCCGCTTCTTGTCGCGCGGTGCGATAGCTCGGGCCAGCCGATAGCGTTACGTCGTAGTTTCCTGTCCCAATGTCATAAATCTTGTCGAGTGCGGGAGGACTGAGTAGTTCTTGCGCTTCGGTCGGGTCGCTATGTACGGAGTTGAACAGCACGGCGTGCTTGACCGAATCATCGGGATTGATGATGCGCTGGACACGCGCGCTGGTGATCAAATGCGGGAAATCATCGAGTAGAATCTTTCCTTGCCAGCGAATGGCGCGATTTAGATTGTCGGAATAGTTGACTGTGCCCGTGTCAGAGGCTTGCTGACGCGACAGAACAGCGACGCCGGATTCAATCTGCGGACCTTGCTCACCGAGCCCAGGTTCATAAATGCCCAGGACCGACTTAAGATCGTAATCAGCCTGCTGCGCAAGGGCTGATAGCGCTTGAATCGGCGGCTCATGACCGGCTCGCGTCGGTGGAGGCAGTGGCCTACCTTCTCCGTCATATGCCTTGAAGTACAGAAACGGATAATTCTTGCGATTGGCCTGCCGATATTCTTCTTCGTGGTTGCCGAGAGAACCTTCTGGCACATATAGCGGGTCCTTGGGAGCGAGCGCAACCATCTCCGCCGCTGCCGTGATGTTATAGTTGTACATCCGCTGCGGGTCGATGGCATCGTGCACGATTCCAGCCTTGTAAATCTTCCCGTTCACATTCAGCTTCGTGCCATTCAGTTCAATGATGGGGATGTATTTCCCGGTCCACTCATAACGTTCGAGCACTTCCATCGCGTTGTGCTGCGCGCATTTCACGGTGCGCGCTAGGACTTCGCGTTCGTCTTCGACGTGATCGTCTTCTGTGAGGTCGCCTTCATATTTCGAGCTTCCATCACTCAGTAGACACAAATTTTTGCGTTCCAGTTCGAGCCACCAGTATTCAGCGATGCGGATACCGTCCTTGGTCACCCATCCGGGCGCATTGTTGCCGACACCGTTCAAGGAACTGAGTGTTGCAATCGTGGATCGCGGATACTTTTCCTTGTACTGATCCATGTGCATGTCTTCGATGCAGTGGCACCATAGCGGATCCGTGCCGTCTGCTGCGCGGATTGGCGACATGAACACCGAAAAGGGATTGTCGATGGGGGCTATCCTGGGCTCCTGGGCGAAGGAATCCCGCGAGCCTGGCTTATCACTCAAGTATTCGTGATTGATGCGCCAGTACGACCAGCCAATGCGCAGCATGAAATCATAGGCGCAGTCGTAAGTCGTGTCCGCAAAGCTCGCCACCTCGATATGCCGCAAGGCGCCTTGAAAGATTTGCGCTATTTCAGGGTCTGAACCTGAGCCAACCGGATCAACCAGCATGGCCGGTCTGTGTTGTCGTTCTTCCCCGGTGTACTGCCGCAAGAATGTCGGGATGCGGTTGACCGTAAGGACGGGGCGCCCTTCAATCTCGCGCTGGGACTTGATAGCGGGATTCCACTGCGTTTCCCCGATGGAGAAGCGCAAGGCGTCAAGCCCTCTCTCGCGGACTTCGGATTCCGTTTCCTCGGTGAGCGTGAAACGCTTGAGCGAAGTCTCGATCAGCTTGCGTTCATTCTCGGCCGAGGACTTCCGTTTGCTCTTGGATTTTTGTGCTGTTGCTGTGGGCATAAGAAAAAGGCCAGCGCAGAGGATTGCTCCTCGACACTGGCCTTCGGATGTTCCGATCAGCCTGAAGCGTATTAGCTAAACTTTACTTTGGTTGTTACTACTTCTGCCATCATGGGTTGGCCATTTTGGATTTCTAGCTTCTCAATCCGTCCGAAGCCGAGATTCTTGCAGAACTGTACGAACTCGATCCACTGGGACGAGATGGCGGGCTCGCGCCCTACAGGCTTTCTGCAATCAATTCGCTCGCTGGTCTCAAACTCGGACATTGGCATCCTGTTGACGCTGCTGAATTTGGAAGGCATTTACGCGAGAACCACCCGGCAATCTGCTTCTTGACACAGCGCAATCTCTTCGCCCCATCCCGCTTCGAGTGAACTCCAGTCATGCCAGCGCCCAATAATCACTTCATCGCCCACGCGCACCATCATTGGCTGACGATGGCCGGCAATGTATTCCCACTCGCCGCCAGTCGATTGCTGAATACCATTTTCGTCCGGGCACCAGAGAACGCCCGTCTTCCGCCATGCGCCATCGATCCATTTGCCCGGACCCGCTTTCAGGATCACGCCTCTACGCGATGATGTCTCCAGCGCTGCAATCTCTGGCCGCAGAATAAGCGAGTTGTTCCGTTCTCGGAACAGACGCACAAGGATGCGATCATTGCGTGGCGTCCATTCGGTCGTGAATTGCTGACAACCGGGAGTCGTATGCCAGCCGCCATCGCCGTGATGTGGGCTGACGTAGGTTTCACTGGGATTGTTGCGAGCTTTAATTTCTTGCTTTGTGAGGGGCATTGTTAGGTTTCCACCAAAGCGGATTGGTACTGCCACGGTAAATAAAGAATCTGATATCCGCGCATCTTATAGGTCGCGACCAGTACTCTAAGCGGGCCATTGCCTCTTCGTGAACCTCCTCCAGATTCAAGCCAACTCCGCGAGTGAAGATGTAGCCTTTTCGTGCTTGCGCTGCATGGTCCTGCCCTTGGAGGTTTCGCGACTACCCTTCATTGCCCCAATTTTGTTCATGATCTTGTACGGGATCTTGCTCTTCTCGCCGTACTGCTTTTTCAGCTTGGCTTCAAGGAAGGCTGGCATTACTCTTCCTCCGCTTCGCCGTCCGTCGCCTGCCCGTGCGGCAAGCCAGCGTGCCTCGCGATATGCCCGGCCGCCCGCGCGCCCTCCCCTTTACCGAATGTGTACGATTTCGGCTCGTGCGCATAGCCCTCATAGTGATGCGTCACAACGTGCCCGCCATCCATCGCGCGCTTGATTTCAAGGCGCGCTACAACTTTCGGGCCGCTCTTGTTCTTTTTTCCTTCGACTTCGACCACGCTGCTTGCCATTGTGTCTCACCTCATAAATAGAAATCTGTACAGCCAATACAGGCCCAGTTTGTGCGCCATCTTACGCCGCCTGTACTCTTCACGAAAATCTGTGGAATCTTTGATGAATGGAAAGCGCATCACGTCATCCACCCGCCGGCGCCACCATGCGTCGGCAAAGAGTGCGGCAGGCTCGCGCGCGATTCTTCTGGCTTTTGCAATTCCTTGATCGCTACAGCCAAGGTCCTGAAAGCGTCCGCATCGTGTGAAGCCCAATCGTGAAGCGGCTCGCGCTTGAACGCTCCCAAATGCTCGTCATGCTCATACCGATAGTGCCGCAAGCTCTGGATCCCATCCGCGCACTTCTCGCGATCAAACCAGCAGCGCCCAAAGATGGCGCGCGTGGCTGCAATTCCGTCGGCCATACTCAACCTCGGTGTGCAGCGCACCTTGTCCTTACCGAAAACCAGCTTCAATTGCTCCTCAATGCTGCGACCTGTTCCAAGTTCGTGCGCCTTGCCATCATGCGGCAGCCAGTGCGTGCCGTAAACGTAAGGGCGTTCCTGAAGCTGCTTCACGTAGTACTGCAGCGCCTGCAGCGATCCGCTCAAGTGATCGATGATACGAAACTCAAATGGCATCGACTGCGCGAACCAGATGCTCGTGTTATCACCGAAGCCCAGGTCCCAGAAGGTATGCACGGGCTGAATCGCATCATAGGGAACGCGCATGAGGCGGCCTTCTTTTTCAGCCGCTAGCAATTCCGCTCGATAGATCGCGCCTTCAACCGCCTGCTTGCACGTTCCACCGTAGACGTGATCGTAGGCTGCTCCGTCGCGCGCCCTCAAATCTTCCATTTCTCTCAGTAGCACATCTGGAATCCAGGGATTGTCGGCCCAGTTGATTCGCACAACGCAGGCATTCGATGGAGGATTGACCACGAAGCGTTGATAGGTCTCATCGCTTTCCAGTTCTGGATTGAATGAAATCCAAATCTCGCTCGATTCTTTACGGATCGTCGGTATCAGCACGTTCCAAGAATGCTTGCTGACCGTCTGCGCTTCCTCGACCCAAACGACGTCACACGCCTCGTAGGATTTGATGTTGCCGACGTTCTGTCGAATGCCAGCGAATATAAATTCCGTGCCATTCGTGCCGATAATGGTTGACTTGAGCACGGTGTAGCGACCCGACAGACCAAGTTCCATGATCTGATCGCTCAGCAGTTTGTGCACCGAGTCTTGAATCGACTTCTGCGTCTCGCGAGCACAGAGAATGCGCATCTGTTTTTGCACGCCCAGGATTAAGAGCGCTCTCGCAAAGCCCCATGACTTCGCACCACCCCGACCGCCGTAGGCGCATTTATATCTGTGCGGCTCGAACAGGAATTCCAGCTTTTCTGGAAACTGCGCCTCGATTTTATTTGCTGTTGGCTTTGACAAGTTTAACCGTGACTTCCAGTGGAGCGCCGTCGGCCCCGGTGAGCTCATGCGTTTCCTTCACCTTGCCGTATGCGCGATCTGCTAATTCCTTGAACACATAAGCGTTGCCCTTCAGTAGCGCAGCGCCCAAGGCTTTGTAAGCTGCCTCGTCGTTCTGTTCGAGGATCGCGCGTGCGATGATGCGAGCAAAATCAACTTTTGGTTTGCCGCCCGGATTGCCGGATTGCCCTTTGCGATAAGGCTTTAGATTGGCAATGGAGTTGGGGTGTTTACCGCGCAGTATTTTCTTTGAAGATTTCTCTGCAGTCAGTGGCTTTTGTCGCGCCTCTTTGGCTTCTTCGATAGATTCAGCCGTGCGCCTCACGCCTCACCGTACAGTTTCAGCCGGCATGCGCAAGCCTCTGGCGTCTCCATCAATTCCGAATGCCTCTTGCCATCATGCTCAAAAACAAATGAGCCGGGCAAGAATCGGCGCAGATTTGTGGGCACCAACATTTCAGCGAGCGGCCGCAGGTCCGCGAAAGAACGGAACGTATATTCGCGTCCAGTGAAGAGATAGTTTCGAGGAGTTGTTTGCTTGGCGAGTCCGGCCAGCAACAGTTCGTCACGCTCAGCCCGAGCAATGTGCTTTCTGCTGCCGTCAGGATAGGTTAACAGGTAATTTTTGGAGATAGGAATACTCGCAGGAACTGCGATACAGCGGTATGGCGAGCCTGCCGCTGACAGGAAAGCCAGTCGGACGCGATTATGTAGTGAGTCAATCGGCAATGCAAATGATTTTTATGAGAAGAGTTCTTGGGTGGTGCTAGCGCGGATCGTTTGATTGCTTTACCTGTGGCAACCCGTCTACTTGTGAGCATCTGCCTCGCGCTCCCACTGAAGAACCTGTGTGCAGGCTCTGCAGTAGCGTTGATATTGCGACATAGCGTGAGCGTCCCACGTTTCACCGCAATGTGGGCACGTACACCGAATCAAAAAGTTTCCGTCGCTTCGATATTCATAGGAAGGCTTATCGAGACTCATTCTCCCCTCCACCGATTCCCGTACGCACGGGCGTGAACTAAGCAACGGTCATTTTTGCGAATGATGAACTCTCGCCTTCAGGGACTCTCTACCAGGTCACGGTAAGAGCACCACGCCCGCTCGTGCGTAATGTCTAACACGAGATTTAGTTGAAGCCATTGGTTGTGTTTATAAGTATCAAACGTCATTTCTCTGTTCCTTTCTGCCGCTCCGCGACTCGCTCTAGGATGGCGGGTGGGGCGAGGGCGAGAATGCGGTCCTTTAGGCCTAGATTGCCCGGATGAGATGGTCTATCAGAGAAGTCGTGAGCTAATTCAGCCGCAGCTTTTATGGCATCTGCAAACCCGCGATCATATTCACTGTTTTGCATTTAACCTCGCCTGTCCCGCCTCTCTTTTCTTTTTCCGCCACCGCTGGCATCTGGCCCTACGGCATATCCGACAAATTCTTACCCGCTTTCCATATGAACCGATGGCTGTAGTATCGAATGGATGACCGTTCGCGCAGGTTTTCTTGCGGGCCAAATTTGCAATAGGAGACGTGCCACGCAGAATATTCACTGCCCCTGTGACTACTTCTAAATGGTTCGGATTAATGCAAGACCTGTTACGACAAAGGTGATCCGGCTCCAATCCTTTCGGTATTGCATACTTGAGAAGTTCATGTGCAAACGCGTGAGCTGGACGGTGACGCCGAGACCCTACGAAGAATCTTCCGTACCCTTTACATAGAGCACCCTTCCACAGCCAGCACGGTCCCAGTTCTGGGCGCAACGCTGGAATCGGCCCGTTAAAATCAACCTTGCTCCAAAAGCGGTAGTGCAAGTTTTCTAGCGCTGTCTTTTGACGGGGTGTCATTTAGACTCTCCCAAGGACATAATCTCGCTTCGATGGATATACCCCTCTTCGTCGCACTTGTCGCAAATTCGCCGCAGCGTCTCCTGCACGATGGCGGCGGAATGGTAGACAATAAGAGGCGTAACAAGTTCTACAATCAGTCGTTTAACTTCAGAAACAATCTGACTTTCAGGTGGATCGTAAATAGACAGCTCGTTAAGATACTCGCCCCATATTTTCTCAGCGCACTCCTCCGCCAGCTTCCTCTCGCTGGACTCGGGCGTCACGGGGTTGGTCACGACTTCCTCCGCACTTCTTCTTCCGCAAACATAAATAGTGCTTCCATGATCTCTTCGCGATATCTGGCGCGGCAATGAGGGGCGTGGCGAATCGTTTCCGCCTCAGCAGCAGTAGGGGTGCGGATTCTGCAGGTACAAGGAAGCACTTGCTCCGCTTTTTCACGGGCGCGGCTCAGGCGGTCGGGCGTCACTTGGTCATTTGCCATCTTCGGCTCCTGGTTGGCGTTTCATGGCTCGCTGGTCACTCCGTCGTGGTGCGAACCCGTCTACTCACAATAATTCTATAAGGTGACTCTGATAAAGGCTCTTTCGTCCCACGGCGTTTTTGAATGCCATCGCGTTGCGCCAGTCGTTTGCTCCGGTTTTCTGCCGACGAGCTGCAAAACTCCACGCCATCGAGTCCGCCGATTCCAAGAGCGCTCGGATTGTGCCGTTGGCGAGTGCCGTGGTTTTTAGACCGAAACCGTGTAATCGAAGATCTGGCCGTTCCGTCTTTATCGCAATCAGAACATCGAGAATCAGGCACGGGTTAGCGTTGCGCTTGCAGATGGAGCCAACCCCAACCCAGGCGCCTTTCGCCAGCCGAGCGCCGTACTGCCGCACGTGAGAAACGTAATCATCCGGCTCATATCCTTGGAGCACTGGCATGATGTAACAGCCCGTTTCACACCGTAACAGACCGTCATACCTCTCAATAGTTAGGCGCTGGTG